CCCGTTCAGGAGGCCTCGCCGGTGCGGCATTGGGCGAGCCGCGTGAAGTCTGACGCCGCCGTAGAGCAAATCCGCCGCGCCCGCGCCAAGGCCGGCATCATCTCGGGAGTCCCGTCATGACCGGCATCCTCATGTGGATCATCGTTCTCGCGATCTTCATCGGCATCTGGAGGCTTCCATGACAGCCCAGGAGACCGTCGCCATCGCCGCCGTGCGATCCAGCATCACGAGCGCCCACAACACCGCGATCAGTCAGGCCGCCGCCATTCTCGACGAGTACGCCAGCCGCGGCTCCGCCGTCGCCATCGAGGCTCGCAAGCGCGTGCTCCAGCTCAAGCGGGAGGCGTAGGCATGACCGGGCGCCCGTCCTCCTACACCGACCAGATGGCCGACGTGATCTGCGAGCGCATCGCAGAGGGCGAGAGCCTGCGCGCGATCTGTGCCAGTGAGGGAATGCCGGCGAAGAAGACCGTGCTGCGCTGGCTCAGCGAGCGTGAAGACTTCCGCGCCCAATATGCGCGCGCGCGGGAAGACCAGGCCGACCACTATGCTGAGGAAATCGTTGCGATCGCGGACGCGGCCGAGGGCGATTTTGTCGAGACGGAGAACGGCCCAGCCTTCAACAGCGAGCACGTCCAGCGCAGCAAGCTCCGGGTGGACGCTCGGAAGTGGGTGGCGAGCAAGCTCAAGCCGAAGAAGTACGGCGATCGCCTCGATGTGGAGAGCAAGGGCAACCTGACGATCACCATCGCCTCGGGCGACGTGGGGTTCACCTAAAATGCCCTTTGCGCTCACCTCGAAGCAGATGTCCGTCCGTGATCAGAAGATCGCGGGGCCGTCGAAGCACGTCCTGCTCTACGGCGGCTCTCGCTCGGGGAAGACGGCGCTATTCTGCTACGGAATCGCGGTGCGCGCGCTCGCTGCTCCAGGCTCGAGGCACGCGATCTTCCGGCGCTACGGCGTGGCGGTCACCCAGAGCATCGGTCTCGATACGCTGCCCAAGGTCTTCAGCCTCGCGTGGCCGGACCTCAACCCACGTTGGCACGGCGATCACGGCTATTTCAGCCTGCCGAACGGCTCGGAGATCTGGCTCGCTGGACTGGACGACAAGGAGCGCGTCGACAAGGTTCTCGGGAAGGAGTTCGCGACCCTCTACTTCAACGAGGCGTCGGAAATCCCGTATCAGAGCTACCTCGTCGCACAGACGCGCCTTGCGCAGAGCGTGCCGACGGTCTCGGGCGCGCCCCTTCGGCTCAAGGATTTCGTCGACCTCAACCCGACCACGCGGGCGCATTGGACCTATCGGCTTTGGCGCGATGGCGTGAACCCTGAGGACGAGAGCCCGATCAACCGGGATGACTACGCCTGGGATCAGGTCAATCCGCTCGACAACGCCGCGAACCTGCCGGCCGACTACATCGAAAGCCTCGAGGCCCTGCCGGAGCGTCAGCGGAGGCGCTTCTTCGATGGCGAGTACACGGGCGACAACGAGAACGCCCTCTGGCGCCGCGACATGTTCCAGCGGGTCACTAGGCGCAACGGCGACTGGCCGGTGGTCATGAAGCGCATCGTCGTTGCCATCGACCCGGCCGTGAGCAACGAGCCCGGCAGTGACGAGACCGGCCTTGTCGTATGTGCCCTCGGCGTCGACGGCAACGGCTACGTGCTCGACGACGACAGCGGGCGCTACAGCCCCGAGGAATGGGCGCGGCGGGCCGTCGCGCTCTATCGCGAGCACGAGGCTGACCGGATCGTCGGGGAGGTGAACAACGGCGGCGACATGATCGAGGCCGTGCTCCGGGCGCACGATCGCAACGTGCCGTTTACCGGCGTGCGCGCGACCCGGGGGAAGGTGACGCGGGCCGAGCCCGTCGCAGCACTTTACGAACGCCGCAAGGTCTTCCACGCCGAGGGACTGACGCAGCTCGAGGATCAGATGTGCCTCGCGGCCGGAACCGTGATCGAGACGGGGCGAGGGCAAGTGCCCATCGAAGATGTGGCCGCGGGGGATCAAGTCCTTACGAGGGAAGGGTTTGCCCCAGTTGAAATCAGTTGCGAAACGGGTCGATCTTCGCTATTCGTTCTCATAGAGGCCGAAGGCGGGAGGACGATCCGTTGCACCGAGACGCATCCGATCTTCGACGCGACGAGCGGGCAGTTTGTGCCTGCCCGGAATGTGCGACCTGGCATGCGCCTGCTCGCAAGCCCCAACTCGGGAAGCATGGCTGGCCTGTCGCATGGCGTGGGCGCTGGTGGCATCGAATGCCGAGCGGACACTATCGGCACGCAAAGGGCGCGCTTCTCCATCGAGAGATTTGGGAAGCGCACGTCGGCCCGATCCCTGAGGGGTTCCACATCCATCACCGCGATGGCGACCCGGGGCATAACGCCCTCGGAAACCTTGCCTGCCTTTCGTCGGGCGATCACTACCTTGAGCACGGGCCGCGAGGCTGGAACGTGGGCGGCTTCGACCGTGGCACGTCAGCCAGAAGGGGCTGGGTGGATCGCGACCGTTCTGCTGTCGTGTGCGCCCATTGCGGAGAAGCGTTCACAACGCCGTTCCCCGGACGAGCGCGCTACTGCTCGCAGGCATGTGGTCAGCGCGCTCGCTCTGCCGAGAAGGTCCGAGATTGCCAGTGCGCCGTCTGCGGGCAGCGGTTTCAAGCGCGCGACCCCCGGCGCATCTATTGCAGTGCGGCGTGTAACAACCGAGCAAGTTACCGCCGAACCCGTCTACAACATCAAGGTAGCTGACGGCTTTCTGCCCGAGTATTTCGCCAATGGCGTGCTCGTTCACAACTGCACGTTCACCATCGACTTCGACGCCAAGGCGCAAGGGTGGTCCCCTGACCGCGTGGACGCGCTCGTGTGGGGCTTTACCGACCTCTTCGACGGGATGACGCGCGCGCGTCCGAAGCCGCGGCCGGCGCAGCCGATGCCCCGCGGCACAAGCTGGATGGCGTCATGAAGCTGCCCCCCTTCACCTGCAAGGCTGGCTGCTCGGCGCGCTGCTCTGCCGGCCCGGTCCCGTTCTCGAACGGCGAGCGCGAGCGGATCGACGTGACGTTCCCCGACCTCGAATGGCTGCCGTGGGGCGACGAGTGGCTGCTGCTCGAAGCGGTCAAGACGTTCCGCTGCCCGCTGCTGGTCGATGGCCGGTGCTCGGCACATGAAATCCGCCCGATGGCCTGCAGGCTCTACGGCGTCGTGGACGCTCCGCAGATGCGGTGCAAGCGCGGCGGCAAGCCGTCGCGGCTGATCTCCGAGGCCGAGGCGAGACGACTGATGAGGAGGCGAGAGGACTGAGCATGAAGAGCGACGTGTGGGTTGGGCGAGACGGAAAGCCTGAGCCGTGGAACGACCCGAGGCCAGTAGGGAGGGATTGGAGGTGGGACGACGAGCCGACCTCCAAGCCGGAGCGGGACGCGCCGAAGTTCACCATCCTCGAGCCCCCGCGGGAGACGCTGCTCGCGGAGATCGCCAACCTTAAGGGGGCAGCGGAGGCGCGGGCGCGGTGGAGCGTCATCTTCGTGGGTGCCATCTTCGCGCTGATCCTCGTCCAGACGGCGCTCATGGCATGGCGGGCGTTCCATGGCTGAGTACGAGCGCCCCGACCACGGCGACGCGTTCGCCATGGAGCCCCGGCCCGAGCAGGCGCGGAAGCTCAACGACGACGACATGCTGCGCCTTGCCCGCGAGCGCGCCGTCGCCGCTCAGGACTGGTGGCAGAAGAACCACAACTTGTCGGGCCACGACGTGGACTTCGTCGAGGGCGACCAGTGGTCAGCTCAGGACCTGCAGCAGCGCGCCGGTCAGCCCTCGCTCTCGATCAACGGCCTCGCCGCCTACGTCGAGCAGGTGACGGGCGAGCAGCGCCAGAACCGCCCGGCGATCAACGTTCGGGCGGCCGACGATCTCGGCGCCTCGCAGCAGTACACGGTCGGAGACGGGAAGACGACGCGGAAGGTCGCGGGCGCCGAGCTCTACTCCGGCATCATTCGGGCCATAGAGTTCAACTCCGGCGCCGAAGCCCACTATGACGCGGTCCACCGCCACGCCGTCGAGGGCGGGTTCGGGTACCTGCGGGTGCTCACGCGCTACGCCAATGGCCGGGACTTCGACCAGGAGCTGCTCATCAAGCGGATCAAGAACCGATGGTCGGTTCTCATGGACCCTGACTTCGAGGAGCCGGATGCCGCGGATGCGAACTACGTGTTCGTGGGCAAGGACATGCTGCGGACCGAGTTCGACCGGCGCTATCCGAGCGCGAGGGTCGGCGACCTGACCGACGAGAAGCAGCAATCGTTCTGGTCGGCCAGCCTCGAGAAGGTCCGCGTCACCGAGTACTTCACCCGCGAGCCCATCGACCGGGAGCTGCTGCTGTTCACGAACGGCCAGACCGCCTACCTCGACGAGGTGAAGGACGTGGTGGACGACCTCGAACGGCAGGGCGTCACCATCGCGCGCCGCCGCAAGCTGGTCGACTGGTGCGTCTACTGGCGGCTCATCACAGCCTGGGAGGTGCTGGAAGGCCCGATCAAGCTCCCGTTCCGCACGATTCCCATCATTCCCGTGTTCGGCCGCGAGCGGAACCTCAAGAGCGGCGAAACGGTCTACTCGTCGCTGATCCGGCACGCGAAAGACCCGCAGCGGATGAGCAACTACTGGTGGTCCGCCGCCACCGCCCGCATCGGGAATGCGCCCAAGAGCCAGTGGGTCGCGGACGCTGAGAGCATCGAGGGTTACGAAAACGAGTGGGCGCGGGCGAACGACGCCAGCGGGCCGGCGGTACTGCGCTACAACGGCGACACGCCGCCACGGCGCGAGCCGCCTCCGCCTATGCCGGTTGCCGAAGTCCAGATGGCAACGGGTATGTCGAGCCTCGTGCGGGATACCATCGGCATCGGCTCGCCGGGTATGGCTGACGTGTCATCGGACGCCTCGGGCAAAGCGCTGCGTACCCGGCAGGCGGTGGCGAACACCGGCACCTTCGCGTTCACCGACAACCTGTCGCTCGCCATGCGGCGGATCGGGCTGCTGCTCGTCGAGGCGATCCCGAAGATCTACGACACGGAGCGCGTGGTCGCGATGCTCGGCGAGGACCGGCATAGCGCGAGCTGGGCGAAGGTCAACCAGATCGTTGTGGACGAGGAGACTGGCCGCGAGACGGTCATCAACGCGCTCGGGACGGGCGAATACGACGTGAACGTCACGACCGGCCCGACCTACGCGACGCTGCGCGAGGAGGCCGCGGACGGGCAGATGCAGCTGTTGCAGATCGCCCCGAACCTCGCGCCTGTCATCGGGGACATCATCGCCGAGAACATGGACTGGCCGCAGGCGAAGCGGGTGGCCGAGCGGATCAGGCGCAGCATCCCGCCACAGCTGCTCTCGCCCGAGGAGCAGAAGGATCTGCAGGAGGACCAGCAGCCGCAGGTCGGGCCGGACGGCCAGCCGCAGCCCTCGCCCGAAGAGCAGGCGGCTCAGCAGCAAGCCGAGATGGCGCAGGCGCAGCAGCAGGCGGCGATGCAGGTGCTGCAGGCCGAGACGGCGGCGAAGATGGCAAAGGCTCAGGCCGATACGGCCACGGCGCAGGCGAAGGCGAAGGCGGCCGAGGCGGACATGCTGGAGGCCACCCTCAAGATGCAGGCGCTGCAGGCGGGCGGCCTACTCGCCCTCAAGCAGCAACCCCCGAGCAGCGCACCCGGCCCGGTGCAGATCAACCCCCAGGGAGCCAGTGAATGACCGATGAAGTGCAGAAGGCCGAAGCCCCCGAAGCCGCCCCGGAGACCTCCGCCGCGCAGGAGCAGGCGGCCTATCAGCTCCTGATGGACGGCAACATTCCTCCCGAGAAGGAGGCGGCGCCGAAGGACGAGCCGAAGACCGTTCCCGTCGACGCCATGCTCGACCGCGTGGCGCGGGTGAAGCGCCAGCGCGACGAGGCGCGGGAAGCCGGGTACCTCAAGGACGGGCAGCTGGACGAGCTGCGGGAGATCGTCACCAAGCTCCGCGGCCTCAAGCCGGACGACTTCCCGACGCTCGAGGCCTACGAGACCGCGAAGGCGGACCTTGACCAGCGTGCCGACAAGCTGACTGCGCCGCCGGTCCCGGTGATCTCGGCTGAGTGGAAGGCCGAGCTGGATGCGGCGGCGAAGGACCTCGCCTTTGAGGTGCGTCGGGCCGACCCTGACCTGTGGGCGAAGGCGGTCGCGGTGAACGAGGACGGCTCGCCGAAGCACGCGATCCCCCCGGCCGCGATCCTCGCCATTGCCGACGCGGACGACAGCGCCGGCATGCTGCGGGCGTGGCTCGACCTCGACGCAGAGGACAAGGAGGAAATCCTCGGCCTGTCCGAGCGGGGCCAGCGCAAGGCGATCCGGGCGCTCCAGCCGAAGCCGAAAGAGGCGAAGGCGAAGGCCGAAGTGAAACCCGAGGAGACCAAGCCCGAGGAGAAGCCGGTCCGGGACGCCGCGACCGGCCAGTTCACCAAGCGCCAGAGCGCGGCCCCCGAACCGATCAACCCGCTCTCTGGCTCGTCGGTGACGCAGAAGACGTTCGACAGCATGTCGACCGAAGAGTTCATCGCCGCCCGCAACGCACAGGAACGCGCCGACCCGTTCGGCTGGTAAGGAGAACACCATGGCTGTCGTCACCACCAACACCCCGATCACCGCCGACGGCTGGAGCCTCGCTGCCTCTGGCGCGGGCGAGTTCCACGTCACCCTCAACGCGGACGGGCAGTACGCCTATGCCGCGAGCGCCCCGGCAGGCTCGCTCATCGGCCACGGCATCAAGGCCAGCGAGAAGCTGAGCGTCAACCTGCCCGCCGGGACGAACCTCTACGTCAAGGTGCGGCCGGGCGCGGGCGGCTCCGTTACCCTCATCGTCACGCCGGGCCAGTGATGTTCGAGGGCACGTTCATGCGCCCGCCCAGGTCGGGCATCGCCGGGCGGTCCTTCGGCTACAAGCCGCAGGTGCGCTACATCGGTACCGCGCAGGTGTCAGGCTCCGCCCTCGATCTTGCCGCAGCCGGCGCTCGCCCCGGCGACATGGTGCTGTCGGTCGGCGCGCGCGGCTTCGCGACCCCGCCGGTCAAGCCCGCCGACTGGTCCGAGGTCTGGCCCGCGTACTCGGCCGCGACCCCGTTCTACCATGTCGGCTGGGCCAAGTCGTACCAGGCGGGCGATCTCGACCCGCAGGGCTCGGCGGTGGGCATTCACCGCGTCGGCATCTGGCGCAACGCACGGGTCAAGGCCGGCTCGGCTTCGACCCTCTACGCGAACTCCGCGAACATCAGCGTCCCGGCCAAGACGGCGGGGACCGGCGATGTCGCGGTGGCGGTCGTGGCGCAGTCCGGGGCGCTCTCGGACATCATCTCGGCGATCCCCGGAACGCTGCGGTGGTCCCGGCCGTCGGCCCCGGCGATGGGCGCTGGCGAGGGCACGGGCTGGGCGCAGAAGGACACGACGGTTGCGGCGACCGGAATGTATCATTCCGCCGCCTTCATCCTCGAGCCGCACAACGGCTTCGTGTTCTAACCGCCAACGGGTACTTGATTTGTTCCGGCCGCGACTGCTATAGGTTGAGCACGGCAGTCGCGGCCGGGCCAAAGGGCGACAGGGCACAGCCCCCTCCAAGCTGGACAGAGCGCGTGAAGCGCACCCATTCGCTTCGGGAGCTGTCCAGCCATGCCCAACAAACAGGGCCTCAACAACGTCTTCCTGACCAACGACGAGATCGCCAACGAGGCGCTTCGTCTCCTGGAAAACAATCTCATCGCCGCGCGCTTCGTGAATCGGAACCTCGAGCCCAAGTTCGGCTCGATCGGCGACACGATCAGCGTGAAGAAGCCGTACCGGGTGAAGTCCGCGTCTGGCCGCGTGCTCGTCAAGCAGCCGATGGTCGACCAGACCGTGCCGTTCAAGATCGACCGGCAGGAGCATGTCGGCCTCGAGTTCACGGTGAACGACCGCACCCTGTCGATCAACGACTTCTCCGAGCGCTACCTCAAGTCGGCGGTGGTGCAGCTCGCGCACAAGGTCGACTATTCGATCTGGGACAAGCTCGCCAACACCACGTTCTTCACGACCGGCACGCCGGGCGGCAAGCTCGGCTATGACCAGATCATCGACGCGGCAGCTTACTCGCGCATGACCGGCCACCCGGACGATGGATCGACCAAGGTCGGCTTGAATCCGCTCGACGCGGCCGAGTTCCGCAAGAAGCTGGCGGGCGGCGTGAACGAGGAGCTGGCAAAGTCGTCCATTCAGCGGGCGTGGCTTTCGAACGTCTCGGGGATGGACCTCTTCGAGACGGCGCAGATGCCGACGCACCAGGTGGGCGTGGCGACGGGAACCCCGCTCGTCAACGGCGGTGGCCAGACCGGTGACACTCTCGTCACGAAGGGCTGGACGAACTCGACCACCGGCATCCTTAAGGCCGGCGACGTGATCACCATCGCGAACGTCTACTCGATCAACCCGCAGACCTACCTGAGCACGGGCATCCTGCAGCAGTTCGTCGTGCTGCTGGACGTGAACTCTGGGGCCTCGACCGGTCCCGCCTCGCTCAAGATCAGCCCGGCGATCAACGACGGCACGCTGACCACGACCGACGCCGAGGGCAACTCTGTTTCGCTCGCGGCGTACCAGAACGTGACAAATGCCCCGGCGGCCGATGCCCCGATCACCGTCCTCGGCACCGGTGGCAGCGTCTACCGGCAGAACTTCATGCTGCACAAGGACGCGCTGACGCTGGCTGTCATCGACCTGAACCTGCCGTCGACGGCGCCGGTGGCGGTCCGCAAGCGGCACGACAAGTCGGGCCTGAGCATCGCAATGACCGGGCAGTACAACATCACGGACTACAAGGAGACGTTCCGTCTCGATGTGCTCTGGGGTGTGCAGATGATGTACCCAGAACTGTCCCGACGCATCCTTGGCGCGGCCTCCTGACGAGTACCGGGGGGCTTCGGCCCCCCGCTTTCCCACGAGGGCACCATGGCCGAGAGCATCCGCAGCCTGATCGACGCCGCTCTCCGCAAGCTGGGCGCTGTTGGCGCCGGGGAGCAGGCCGACGCCACCGAATACGCCGACGCCCTCTCCT